TTATTAATAATGTTAAATCAATTGAACAAGCACATCAAAACATTGGTGGTAAATTTCCTGTTATTATTAAAACACTCAAAGGTACACAAGGCGTAGGTGTTTCAAAGGTGAATGATATGGCATCACTTATTTCTGTAGCACAATCACTTTGGAAGTTTAATGCTGATTTATTAATCCAAGAATACTTTGATTTAAAATCTGATATAAGAACATTATTGGTTGATGGTAAAATTGTTGGCAGTGCTGAAAGAGTTAAAGTCAATAAAAATGAGTTTAGAAATAATGTTCATTTAGGTGCAGAAACGTTACCTTATATATTATCAGAAAAAGAAAAACAATTAGTGATTAATGCTGCAAGAGCAACTGGAGCTGCATATTGTGGTGTTGATCATTGTAAAGTAGGAAAAGATTTCTATATATTAGAAGTCAATGGTTCGCCAGGTATACGATCACACTTTATGGGATATAATATAGAAGACGGTACTCATACAAAGAAAATAACAGATAAACAAACATTGGATATTATTTTAAATTGGTTCTCACAAGAGCGAAGAAGAAGACCATTTATGCGATATGAAGTAGGATATATTGAAAGTATTATATTAGATGGTATGGAAGAGAATCCAATACGAGCTAAGTTTGATACTGGTAATTCAGCTTCAGCAACAATGTTACATGTTGATAAAATGGATGTCGACGGTGATATAGTAACTTGGAAAAAGAATGGTCATACATTCAAGAGCGAGATAATTGATATATCAGAGCCCACAAGAGGGATGGAACCATTTGATAAACGACCAGTAATAGAACATGGAGTAACATTTAATAATCGTAAATATACAATAGAAATAGGATTGACTGAAAAAGATACTGCATCTGAAATGTTAGTCAATCGAAAAACAATGACACAATTTAGAGTTTCAATACATCCAGATAGATTATTTATTGTAAGTGATGTTGCTCTTAGAAACGATGAATCAGATCATTAATGTTGAGATACGTATATTTATAAATAATAGTATTGAATATTCGTATTATGTGTAACTTATTAACTAACTCAATAAATAGAGGATAAAGCGATGGCATTTCAAGTATCACCCGGCGTAGAGGTCAAAGAGATCGATGCTACCGGAGTAGTACCAGCAGTTTCAACTTCAATAGGTGGATTTGTTGGTTCTTTTAATTGGGGTCCGGTCGAAGAAATAGTAACAATTGGTTCAGAATCTGAACTAGCTGAGAAATTTGGAACACCAGACAACAATACTGCAAAATACTTTCTCGTAGCTGCGTCATTCTTAAAGTATGGAAACGCACTGAAAGTAGTCCGTGCAGCCAGTGGTCACGATAACGCGACCGTTGATGGTTCAGGACAACTCATCAAAAACGATGAAGACTACGAAAATAATTATGCTGACGGTTCACAGTCCAGTAAAGGACCTTGGGCTGCTAAATATCCTGGTGAATTAGGTAACAGTTTAAAAGTTGAAGTATGTACACCCGGCGGAGGTTTCTCTAGCTGGGCATATGCTGGTAATTTTGATTCTGCTCCTGGTACATCAAATTATGCAAGTGATTTAGGTAAATCATCATCTGACGACGAACTACACATTGTAGTTGTTGATGAAGATGGTGCTATATCAGGTACTGTTAACACAGTATTAGAAACATTTGCATATGTATCACAGGGTTCTGATGCAAAGAAAGATGATGGTACATCAAATTATTATAAAGATGTTATTAACAATAACTCTAAGTATATTTGGTGGATTGGCCATGAATCTACTTTAACAGAAGCTGGTAATACAATAGCTGCTCAAAACGCCTTTACAACTGTAAGTGCTGTTATTTCTGATTCACTTTCTGGTGGTTCAGATGATAACGCTCCTACAACAGGTGAATTACAATTAGGTTACGATCTATTCGAAGATGCAGAAACAGTAGATGTTAATCTTCTTTTCGGAGTACCAGATGCTAATGGCGCTGATACAATGGCAGAAGATTTAATTTCAATTGTGAATGCAAGAAAAGATTGTATGGCTTTTGTATCACCTCCAATAGAAGATACCGTTGGAAGTTCAAGCCCAGCTGCAGATGTGAAAGCATTTGCTGATGGATTAACATCAAGCTCTTATGCAGCATGTGACTCAACAGCTCTTTATGTATATGACAAATATAACGATGTATACAGATGGATTGGAGCTGCTGGACATCATGCAGGACTATGTGCAAATACAGACAATGTTGCTGATGCATGGTTCTCACCAGCTGGTGTTAACAGAGGACAACTTCTTGGCGTAACAAAATTAGCATTTAACCCTAAGAAAGCAGATAGAGATACTCTTTATAAAGCAAGAGTTAATCCTATAGTATCATTACCTGGACAAGGTACATTACTATTTGGTGACAAAACTTTATTAAGCAGACCTTCTGCATTCGATAGAATTAATGTTCGTAGACTATTCATCGTATTAGAAAAAGCAATTAGTACAGCCGCTAAGGCACAACTATTTGAATTTAACGACGAATTTACAAGAGCTCAGTTTAGAAATCTTATCGAGCCATTCCTAAGGGATGTCAAAGGTAGAAGAGGTATAACTGACTTCTTAGTAGTTTGTGACGAAACAAACAACACAGGTCAAGTAATTGATGCAAATAGATTTGTGGCTGATATGTATATCAAACCAGCAAGATCTATTAACTTCATTACATTGAACTTCATAGCAACCAGAACCGGAGTTGAATTCTCCGAGATCGCAGGTCAATAGGAGGAACTAAGACATGGCAATTTTAGGAGTAGATGATTTTAAATCTAAACTAGTAGGCGGTGGCGCAAGATCCAACCTATTCAAGGTAACTATGAATTATCCAAGTTATGCACAAGGTGATGTAGAACTTACATCATTTATGTGTAAAACAGCTCAGATGCCTTCATCAGTGATTGCACCTATCCCTGTTCTTTTCAGAGGTAGACAATTACAAATAGCTGGTGACAGAACATTTGATCCTTGGACAATTACAGTTATTAACGATGTTGGTTTCGAAGTTCGAAATGCAATGGAGCGTTGGATGAACGGCATTAACAGTCATAACGAAAATACCGGACTTTCAAATCCAAGTGACTACCAAGCAGACGCAATTGTAGAACAATTGAATAAAGCTGGAGAAGTTACAAAGAGATATGATTTTAGAGGATTATTCCCTACAAACATCTCTGAGATTGAAGTCAGTTATGATTCTGAAAACACTATTGAAGAATTTACTGTTGAATTCCAAGTCCAGTACTGGGAATCTGACACAACTTCTTAAGGTATAAATAATATTAGAGGGGAGGGCAACCTCCCCAATAATATGAGGTAAATTATGGCAGAATTTTTTGGATTCGAAATCAATAGGAAAAGCAAAGAGCCTGTAAGGCCTTCCTTTGTTCCACGTACAGATAATGATGATGGCGCTGGTGTAATACAAGCCGGCGGACATTTTGGCGCCTACATTGATATGGATGGCGATAAAGCTAAGACTGATGTTGATTTAATATTAAAATATAGAGATGTATCTTCACAGCCTGAATGCGATGCTGCAATCGAAGATATTGTTAATGAAGCTATTGTCGGTGATCATGATGAATCACCTGTTAATTTAATATTAGATGAATTAGAAATATCAGATAAAATTAAAGAAGCCGTAAGGCATGAATTTGATGAAATATTAAAGCTTTTAAACTTTAATCAGTATGCACATGATATTTTTAGAAAATGGTATGTTGATGGAAGATTACCATATCATATTATTATTAACAATGAAAATCCTAAACAAGGTATTAAAGAACTACGATATATTGATCCTACAAAGTTAAGAAAGATCAAAGAAATCGAAGAAGAAACTGATCCTAAAACGGGAGCAAAACTGATTAAGAAAGTAGATGAATACTTTTTATATCAGGATAAAACAATGAATGCAGCAAATCAGGGACTAAAAATATATCCTGATGCAATTGCATATTGTACATCTGGACAAATGGATCCAGGTCGTAAAAGAATCTTATCATATTTACATAAGGCATTAAAGCCTGTAAATCAGTTAAGAATGATGGAAGACTCATTGGTAATATATCGTATATCAAGAGCTCCAGAACGAAGAATTTTTTATATTGATGTTGGTAACTTACCAAAAGGTAAGGCAGAAGAATACCTAAGAGGTATTATGAACCAATATCGAAACAAATTGGTATATGATGCTAAAACAGGCGATATCAAAGATGATCGTAAGCATATGTCAATGTTGGAAGATTTCTTCCTACCAAGAAGAGAAGGTGGAAGAGGAACAGAAATATCAACACTACCTGGTGGTGAAAACCTAGGTCAGATTGATGATATCATATACTTCCAAAAGAAACTCTATAAGAGTTTAAATGTACCAGTTAACAGATTAGAACAAGAAGCTCAATATAGTTTAGGTAGAACAACTGAGATAACAAGAGACGAAGTTAAGTTTAAGAAGTTTATTGATAGATTAAGAAAGAGATTCTCTGACTTATTCATGCAATTACTTAAAACACAACTCTTGTTAAAAGGTATTATCACTAAAGATGATTGGAAAACCTGGAAAGAAAGTATTGTCTTTGACTTTATTGAAGATAACTATTTCTCAGAATTAAAACAATCTGAAATGATAAGAGAAAGATTTGATTTATTGAATAGTGTACAAGACTATATCGGTAAATATTTATCGCATGAATGGGTTGCTAAAAATGTTCTTAGAATGTCTGAAGAAGATATGAAAGAAATGGAAGACCAAATTGCGGCTGAAATGAAAGCAGGAGCTCATCAACAAGATAATGAGTTTTAAAAAATTATAAATATATAATATGGAAACCTTTAAAAGTTTTTTAAACGAGCAAATTGAGATTGAAAATATGCTCATTGAAATGTCTGATAGTGATTTTGATCATTTATTAGAACAATTGACATATGAAGAAATTCAACAAGTAGATGAAATACTTGGTGCAATTGCAAGAGGTGTGGGTAAATTAGCTAAAGGCGCTGGTAAATTAGCAGCTAAGGGTGCTAAAGCTGGAGCTAAAAAACTAGTTCAAAAAGGTAAAGAAAAATTTACAGATAAAGGTAGGGCTGATGCTGCAGATAGAAAGGCATCTAAATTGGCACAAAAAAGAAAAGAAGTAGAGCGTTTGCAAAAGGCACAAGACCAGATAAAGAAAGAACGCGAAGCTTTAAAAAGATTAAAAGATCGCGAAGGTGATAAAGGTAGCAAGGTTGCTGCCTTAAAAGATAAAATTAAGAAAATGATGCAGAAGAAAAAACAATTGGAACCTTCTCCTGCATAATATAATGAGGAAATAAAAATGGCAGTGACTGATTTGATAACAAATTTAAAAAATGGCGATAATGTAAAAGCCAATAAAGAATTCGAAGGAATTATGGCTGATAAAATGACAGCCGTACTTGATGCTAAAAAAATAGAAATAGCATCGGGTTTAGTGCAGCGTAAAGCTGCTGAAAAAGAAGAAGAGTAATGATCTCATTTGTAGAACTTAGAGAGAAAGTAAAACTTTCCGGCGGAGAAAAACAAGTTAAGTCTTTTAAAGCCGGCAAAAGAAAGGACACTGAAGTTATCCTTACTAAAAAGGGTAACAAATTTGGTGTTTATGTAGATGGCGAACTACTCGATAATAACTACAAAAATGAAAAAGAAGCTCAAAAGGCTGCAGATGAGATGATTAAACTATTAGGTATCTAATATGAAATTAATTACTGAATACGTAGAAAACAATTTAGAAGTAATTGCAGAAGCCAAGAAAGATGGTTCAAAGAACTATTTTATCGAAGGCGTATTTATGCAATCTAATCAAAAGAACAGAAATGGTCGAATATATGAAAAAACAGTTATGGAAAAAGCTGTTAAAAAATATGTCGACGAACAAGTTAAAACAGGGAGAGCTGTTGGAGAGTTAAATCATCCAGAAGGACCAACAGTTAACCTTGATAAGGTTTCACATAAGATCACTGATCTGCATTGGCAGGGAAATGATGTTATAGGAAAAGCATCAATTCTTAAGACCCCTATGGGCCAAATCGTTGAAGGTTTGCTCGAAGGTGGTGTTAAGCTTGGTGTATCAAGTCGTGGTATGGGAAGTCTCGTACAGAAGAATGGAGCTCAATATGTGGGTAATGACTTTATGTTATCAACTATTGATATTGTTCAAGATCCATCCGCACCGTCTGCATTTGTAAATGGTGTTATGGAAGGAGTTGAATGGATATGGGATAATGGGCTTATTCGTCAACGAGATATTGAAGAAATTGAGACTGAAATTAAAAGCACTC